ACTTTACCTATTTCATATTTTTTAACAGAATATTGAGAGAGACCTATTTTTTTCCCTAACTCTTCTCTTGAAATCTTTTTTGCTTTTCTATATTTTTTAATATTTTCACCTAAACTCATTTGTACACCTCCTATTATATTGTAACACCGAATAATAATATTGTCCATAATTTAATAAAATACTTGACAAAGAGATTAATATGGTCCACAATAGATATAAAGATAATATTATGGTCCGATATAAAAAAGCGGACAAGGAGGTGAACTATGAAAATTAAAAAGAGATTAAACTTAAAAATTCAAAGAATGAGAGTAAATCTATCTCAAGCACAATTAGCAAAAAAGGTAGGAATAACAAAGCAATCAATAAGCGATTATGAAACAGGGAGAATAAATCCAAGTTTTGAAGTAATGGCTAAAATAGCAAAAGAATTAGATTCAACGGTAGATGAACTATTTTTTAAAGATATTGAATAGGAGGGACTAATGAACTTAGATTTTTTAAAAGCAAAAATTATTGAAAAAGGATTAACTCAAAAAGAAGTTGCTGAAGAAATTGGAATAAATCCAAAAACGTTAAATGCAAAGCTTAATGGTAGAGAGAAAATGACCTTACAAGATTTTCATAAAATAGTAAAAATTCTAATATTAAACAGTCAGGAATTAGAATTAATGGTACATGAAATGTTCAAAGCAAGAAAGGTAATCCAAAGAAGTGAGGTGTGATTATGGCTAATTATAAAAGAGTTGAAGGACTTAAGAAGCTTGATAGCATACAAGCTACAGCTAAGTACTTCGGAATAGGAGAACATAGGTTGAGACATTTGTGCAAGACTGATCCAGACGTTCCGTGTATTAAAATAGGTCAAATAAGAAAAATAATAGTTGATAAATTTCCTGAATACTTAGAGAAATGCAGTAGAGAAAATAGAACTTTATAAAGAAAGGATAGAAAGATGAATAACTATAGCAATAAACAATTTGTTCAAGCGGGGGATTCCTACACGATACTAGATATTAAACAAGAAGGTCCAAGATCTGATGTTCTTTTACTAAGAGAGGATGGAGTCGCAGTAATAGGACATGGATTCACTGGTGACAGATGGTCGCAAGGTTCATACTTTATGAATGGATTAAAGGATGCAGCTAAAAAATTTTATAAGTTAATAGAAGATCAGGAGGAAGAAAATGATTAATACAAAAGTTGTAAGGTTAGACTCACATAAAAGATTAATAAATTTTATAGATAAAGATACAGCAATAAACGAGCAAATAAAAAGTTTACCTGAAATAACAACAGCATCTGAACAAAAAGTTTATGGAGATATTTTAAGAGAATATAAGCAAACACTACAAAAGAAATATGAAATAGAAAAATTAGTAGAGGAACAACTTCCGTATTTGCCGGAAGAAGCTAAAAACTTAATACTAGGTTAAAAAGGGAGAGAATTAAAATGCCATTAAATCAAAGGGTTTTAACAAAACATGAGGAGGATTTAATGGAGGAATTTAAGATGGAATTGTATAGAATGGACACAGATCCAAGGTCGGTTAATAGATGGAGATTAGAAGATATAAAGATTGAAATAAGTAAGAGCGAAAATTCTAAGTTAATTAAGAAATTAGCACGAGAGAAAGCAAATGCAATGTTTAAGAGCAGGAAAAGGAAGAGGTGATTAAATGGTTAATGGAGGTGATATAAACTCAAATAATAACTTTACTGATGTATCTAACGAGGTAATAGATAACTTGATAAAAGCTGATTTGAATGCTACACAACATAGAATAATTTTCATAGTATTAAGATTTACAGATGGTCACCAAAGAAAAGATCATCCAATGTCTTTGAAATTTATATCAGATAATACGGGAATTAACAAAAGTCATGTATCAAGTGAACTAAAAAAACTAATTGAAAGAAAATTTATAACTGTAACTAAAGAGGCAAAGTCAAACAGCCCAAGAATATTAAGGTTTAATACAAATGTTTCTCAATGGGAAATGAGCAGAAATAAGGACGGTGGTTAGATGGAGGATTCAAAAATTAAAGGTGGATACATATTACTAAGTAGAAAAATTATAGAAAGCAAAATCTTTAATAAACCACCGTTATATTTAAAAGTTTGGGTTTATCTAATAACTAAAGCACAACATAAACAATACAACAATTTAAAAAGAGGTCAATTATGGACGAGCATTCCCGAAATAATGGAAGCTTGCAGCTGGTATGTAGGCTACAGAAAGGTAATACCAACAAAGAGCCAAATATATACAATTATTAAATGGCTACGAAATCCCTACGAAGGGAACGACGAAACAAACAACAATGAAACAATGATAGCAACGACGAAAGCAACACACGGCATGCTTGTCAACATTGTAAATTACAACGTTTATCAGACTCCAAAAAACTACGAAGGCAACGACGAAAGCAACGGCGAAAATCTTACGAAGAAACTACGAAAGCAACAGGAGTCGGACAATATAAACAAGAATGATAAGAATGACAAGAATGATATAAATATATATAGTGATGAAATTCAAGAAATTCACTCCTACTGGAAAAGTCTTTTAAAAGACATAAATAATGCACAATTAACAGATACTTTGAAAGATACAATAAAGGCTAAACTGAAAAAGTGGGATAAGGACAAGATCATAGAGGCTATAAAAAATTACAACGAAGTTTTAAGAGCAGACTATTTCTATGATAGTGAATGGACCTTAATAAACTTTATAAAGCAGGGTAACGGAGTACCAAGGTTTGTTAGTGGATTAGACGAAAGATACAACGGTGATATATATACCAAATTTCTAAAAAACAAAAACAATAGTAATGGTAAGAGCAAAGGATGGGATGAATTATGACAAGAGAGCTAATGAAAAAATACCTAGAACAGAATGAAGCAATATTTGGATATAACGGAGATAGAGAAATTCTATTAAATACCTGGTATGAAATATTTAAAGATATTCCACCTGATGAGTTTAAAAAAGCATTTTACCAAGCTTTAAAATCTGCTGAATTCTTTGTTAAGCCGGCAACAGTAATTAAAAATATAAAATCTAATAGACATTTACCAGTAGATAAAGCCTGGAAGGTATGTAATAGATTATTTAATGAGCATATTCAAAGGGATGAGATTATGGCTATAAAAGAGAAATACCCTCTAATCTATGAAATATGGGAAGATAACAAATACATGCTAAATAGAGAGTATAGGGGTAGAGAGATATTCAAAGAACTATACCAGGAGGCTATATATGGATAAAGAAAGAGAGATACTAGGAGCTTGCTTACTCTATGAAGATAAACTAAGCATGGCAGTTGCTCAACTAAAGCCGGAGGACTTTCAGGATAAAAAACATCAAACATTATTCAAAGATATTATTGAACTTGTTAGATCAGGAACTAAAGTCGATATAGTTACACTAAACGAAATTTCAAAAGTTGATATAAACTATATAGCAGGCTTACCGGAAACTATTACAAATCTAAAAAACACAGGGGAACATATAAACTTATTAAAAAAAGAAAGTACCAAGCGGAAAATCTTAAAGGCAATGTCAACCGTTACATTAGAAGGCAATAAACAAGACCTAAGCGACTTAATAGACTCAATAAGCACAAAGATATTACCACTAGCCAATCTTAACCAGGAAGAAGAAAAAGACATCAAAGACCAGGTTATGGACTCAATAACGGACCTAGAAAACAGATCTAAAGGAATTACAGGAATAAAAACCGAATTTCATTCAATAGATAAAATGATTCATGGCTTAGAAGGTGGAAATCTTTACATGATAGCTGCTAGACCAGGAATGGGAAAAACAGCTCTAGCATTAAACATGATAGACAAGATAAAGGCAAAAACTTTATTCTTTTGTCTAGAGATGAGCGAATCTGATTTAATACATAGGATTATGTCATTTAAACAAAATATTGATACTGAAAAAATGAGGACCGGACAGCTCCAAGATTATGAATGGACTGATATTTTAAAAGCCGGAGAAGATATAAGCAATAAAAAAATTAATATCGATATAAATTCTAGTACCTTACTTAAGATCATATCTAAGATAAAAAGATTTAAGCCGGAGATAGTTTTTATAGATTATTTACAACTTATAAATGGCGGTAAGCATGAATCTAAAAACTATGAGATGGCTTACATTAGTAGAGAATTAAAGAAAATATCATTAGAGATGAACATCCCTATTGTAGCACTGGCTCAACTTAATAGAGGACCGGAAGCAAGAAAAGATAAAAGACCTTTACTAAGTGATATAAGAGACAGCGGAAGTCTAGAACAAGATTTTTCAGTAATCATGTTTTTATATAGAGATTATTATTACTATCCATCATCTGAAAAAGCTATAACAAATAATAAAGGTCAGGTAATGGGAGAAAGAATTGAAATAGAAATAGCAAAAAACAGGCATGGAAGAACTGGAAAAATAGAACTATATTTCATACCTAGATATTTAAAATTTGCAGAATTTGCAAAGCAACAAGAGGTAGAGGATGCAAGCTAAAAGAAAATAACTAAATAATTATTAGGAGCTTGATATATGGATTACTATCAGAATTTAGCGAAAGAGCTTCCACCTGAAGAGAATGACGAACTAGCAGTTAAAGCAAAAGATGAAAAACAATGTCGAGACAAGCTCATTATACACAATACAAAGTTTGTAATGTATTTTGTTAATAGATATGATAATCAAACTTTTTTAACAAAAGACGATTTATTTCAAGAGGGAATTTTAGGACTAATGAAAGCAGTTGACAACTATGATCCTAAGAAAGGTAAATTTTCAACTTATTCAGCATGGTATATAAAACAATACATAACAAGAGCAATAGGAGATACTGAAAGAACTATTAGAGTACCTATACACATGATTCAAAAAATATATGAGCTAGAAAAGATAAAAAAGCGGATACTCAAAGAGGAAAATAGAAGGCCATCAACAAAAGAATTAGCGGTAAAGATGGAACTTTCAGTTAATCAGGTAAGAGGAATTATAAAGGCATCCGAAGAAGTGACTTCACTAGATAAGCAAAGAGCCGGAGAAGATGGAGATTTAACCTTACTGGATATAATAGCGGATGAAGGACCAACACCGGATGAAATAGCAGAATCAAAAGTATTTATAGAACAGTTTATAGATGAGTTTAAGCATAAGCTAAAGCCTATAGAATTAGAAACTATAATCATGTATTACGGACTTAACGAAGAGGGTAAATGCTATACCTTTAAACAGATAGCGGAGATTCATAAAGTTCATACATCAAGGGTAGGGCAAATTAGAGATGAGGCATTAAACAAGGTTAGAAAAAGCCTTTTCATTAGAGAACTTAGAGAAGAAATAGACATAGAAACAAATTACTATCCGATTACAGATTATACAAGAGTAGGATCGTCAGGGGCATTACCATCAAGTCCGGTTGAAAGATTAGCAATGAAGAGAGAGGCATTACTTGAGAAAAAGCTCAAATACTTAAAAGAGGATTGAATAAATAAAAAATTTTAATATTGAAAGGAGGTGATAATATTCCAAAGAAAGATTAAATGTTATATATAAAGAAAATCTAAAAAACTAGAAAAGCGAAACCGTTAGAAGAAAGGAGCTAAAATTAATGGATAAGGAAAAAGATATGATACTTGAAGGCTATGCACTATTGTTTAATACCCCAGCTGCGCTATGGGAACATGAAGGGCAAAAGATATATGAAACAATAGATTCTAGAGCATTAGACAATTGTGATATGTCAGACACTTCGTTTAAGTATAATCATAGTGATGAAATATTTATAATAGCAGCTGTTAGAAATGATACTTTAAAATTAACTGTAGATAATAAAGGCTTAAAAGTAAGAGTAAAAGTTGCTGATACAACAGTAGGCAGGGACTTATATGAGATGGTCAAATGTGGACTTATAAACAAGCAATCTTTTGCATTTACAATTGAAGAAGAAGCTTATGATCAACATACGTCTACAAGAACTATAAAGAAAATAAAGACTTTATTTGATTGCTCAGCAGTTGATAGGCCGGCATATCCTCAAACGAGTTTGTATGTTTGTGATCCTGCTGAGGTAGAAAGGTTAAGGTCAGAATTGAAAGAAAATGGGGAGGTAGAAAAGTTAAGGTCAGAGATAAAAGAAAAGGTAGAGGTAGAAAGGTTAAGGTCAAAGTTGAAAGAAAAGTGGGGATATGAAAGGTTATTAAAGTCAGAAAAGAAAGAAAAAGAGGAAGCAGAGAGATTGAAAGCAATGATATTATCAAAACTATAATTAAAGAAAGGAGTGACGAATAATGAAAAAAGGAGTTTATGTTAAATATAATTCATTGGAGCATGGAAAAGGAGCTGGACAAGTAATCGATGTTATTACAGAAGAAGATAAAACAATTATATTATGTGAGCCAGTATACACAAAAAGAAAAGACACAAAAGAATATAACAACGATATTATAATAGCACTTGATATAAACGATTGCAAAGAAACTAATGATATTAACATACCAAAAGGAATGAGATTCAGATAAAATATAAAGGAGACTTTTAATGAAAAAATCAACAGAAGTATTCAATAAAGTAGAGGAATTAAAAAAATTTAAAGAGAACTTAATAAGCAATAGAATAAAAGCTAGAAAGAAATTAGCAGTATTGGAAAAGGAATTAGAGGAACTAAATTCAGAATATATTTCTTCTGACAATACAAAAGATGAAGAATTAAAATTTAAGCAACTTAAAAATAAACATATTGAAATAGCAAGTGTAAAGCAGATAGGAGAATATAAATTATATGACACTTTAAAAGAAAAGATGGATGAGGCAAGCGCAAACTTAGATGCTTTATTTGCAAAGGCTGAACCTGAATATAACAAATATAAGGACCAGATAACTAAAGAAATAAAAGCTAAAGAAGAAGAACAAGAGAAAGTTAGAAAAGAAATTCAACAAGAAATAGATACCCTTCAATTAAAATTAAGAGAACATAAATATAAAAAAGCTCTAGCCATGCGCAACTCATTAATAGGAGAGATGAGGATATTAAGCCGAAAAGAAAAATATAACGGATAACCCCCCCGGGTCTTAGTGATTTTATAGGAATTGGTATACTGGGAGCGGGCACAATTTCAACACACATCGAGATTTTGACTTTTCATTTTTGAAAATTTGAAAACGAATAAAAAGTAGGTGAGGACATGAAAGACATTTCTATAAATGGAAAAAATAAGTATAGTCATATAAGTCAGTGCTTAAAAAAGAATAAAGAAATAGTTGATTATGAATTAGTAGAGAGCTTATATAAAAAATGTGTTGGAAGCTAGTTTGCTTTTTAATTATACCCTATGATTACCCTAAGGTATCCCTTATCTTCACTATCTTAAAAATACACCGATATAGTGTTTCTTTGAGATTTTGTGAAAGCATTGATAATGCTAGACTATGGCGGTATTTGTAAAATTATTTAAGCATTTTAGAGTTTGTCGAATTACTCCTTTCATGAAGGCTTTTCCTGTTGGATCGGGATAAGCTGGTAACAAAACAAAAGAGGCATCCAGTAGAACTGAACACCTCTAAAATAGAACTCTAAAAGAAAATAACTATGATATAATTATACCACTCAAAAAAAACAAGTCAAATTAATAAATAATCTAGGAGGTATAATATATGATTAAATTCCTAAGTATCCCGGAATATTCAAAGATGACTGGGGCTAGTAGAGCTAGTATAGAAAAGATGATAGAAGATGGTACTCTAACGGTTGTAAAAACGGAAGGCGGAGGACAAACAAGAATTAAATATGAAGAAAATAGCGAGTTCTTAGAATTGAAGAAAGAATTAAAGTATCAAAGAGAATTACTCGAAAAATTATCAAAACATTTAGGACTAAATATAAATAAAATCTAGGAGGATACAATGAATAACAATACTAACAAAATTTTAGAAGAAATGATTTCTACACCTGAAGGATTAGACAAGTTAATTGAAATGATGGAGCAGTAC